TTTCATTATCTACGGTTATTTGATACATTATAGACTACCTCCTCGATACTCAATTGTTACTGTTCCATTGCCTACAAATTTAAGTACGTTTTCTCCCTCGCATATTTCAATATCAGGAGAATAACTTGTTCCACTTGACAAGTTATATGTCGTACCATTAAAAATCAATTGTAGTGGATTGTCGCAAATGAATTTTGGCACTACTTTTTGTCTTCTACCTATTATTGTTATTTCCAGCTCTTCATTAACGTTCAAGTCTTTTGTTTCGTTTATTATTCCATCTTCAAAACTAAACGGATCCCATAACCAGTCTTCATCACTTGATGTTAAATCGTATTTGTAAGGTTCGACGTCGCATTCGATTAGAACTTCTCTTATTAATCCATTTGCTTCGTATTTGCTTACACTTACTTTTCCTACATAATAAAAACTTAAATCTTTGCTTAACCTTATTTGCATTCTTTTTCCGTGAATTGCGTTTTGTATTCTACTATATTCTTGTAAAGTAAAATATCGTTTCAAATTAGCACATGTTATATTAATTTTTCTATTTTTGAACTTTGCTTCTCCTGTTAGTGAATATGAAAAATCTAATTCCCCATCGGCTCCTGGTATATCTACGGTTTCTGTCTTAATTTCCGCTTCTGTTATTTCTAATTTTTCAACATACAAATTAAAGTCAAAAAAAGTATTATATTCATCAAATAAAACATAACTATATTCTTTCATCAGCTTCCCCTCTTTCCTTTAATTTGTATATTTCCTAGTGCAATATCGTATTGATCTACTGTAGCTCCTACAAGAGCTCCTGTGTCTAGAACTAGTTGCTTATTACTTGCAGTTATTAATTGTGGTAAATAATTGTCTAGCATATCTAAAAGAGTATCTATTTTACTGTTACTTGAATTGGTTATATTTCCTTCTGTTTCAATATTAAACTTAGTTGGTATAGCACTTTGCATTTGCTCTGTAACATCTTTCATTTCGTCTGAAAAACCTACTCCAATACCTTGTGCCATAAATTTTCCAACCTCATCTCTTAATATTGCAGATGGCGAATGTATTCCTAGGGCTTCTTTAATGTTTCCTACTATGTTTTTAGCAAAACCTTTTACCTTTTCTTTTACCCAGTTTGCCATTCCTGAAATACCATTCCATAAACCTTCAATTAAATAGTTACCCACGTTTTTCATTTCGCCCCATAAGCTTTTAATTCCATTTACTATACTTGAGACTATCTTAGGCGCAACTTCTACTAATTTAAATATTGAACCTACAAGTCCAGAAACAAGTTTTCCTATTAGTTCTGCTCCTGACGAAACAATTTTAGGAGAGTTTCTTATCAATGCATCTACTAGCTTTTGAATTATCTCAGGAGCTTTTTCTATAAGTCTTGGCAATGCCTCTATAAGACCCTCTGCTAATCCAAATATTAACTCTATTCCTGCATCGATTACTTGATCAATATTATCCAATAAACCTTCTACAATTGTAATGATTGCCTCTACTGCTTGCGGTATTAGTTCTGGTAGCATTTGCCCTATTCCTACAATTAATTGTGATATTATTTGAATACCTGCTTGTATAATCTGCGGTAAATTTTGTATCAATCCGCTAGTTAGCGATTGAATAATTTGAATTGCACTTTCAGTTATTTGTGGTAAATATGTCATTATACCAGATATAATTTCTTGCAATAAGTCTTGTCCTAACTTTAAAAAATCTGGCAAAGACTCACTAATACTTCCAATGATTTCTGGCATTGATTCTTTTGCTATTCTTATTACGTTTTTCGCTACAGTTGACACACTATCCGCAACTTGCTTTAAACTACCCGAACCACTTAAAAAATTAGCCCAAGCACTTTTCATTGATGACATACTTCCTTGGAAAGTTTCAGATGCCTCTTTTGCAGTTGTTCCTGTAATATCTAACTCGCCTTGTATAACATGGATAGCATTATACACATCACTTAAGTTAGAAATATCGTATTTTATTCCAGTAATTGCTTGAGCATCTTTTAAAAGTCTTTCCATTTCTGTTTTAGTTCCGACCATATCCAAGTTTTAAGTTATCTAGCATTGTATAATTCTGTTTGGCAAAACCCTGGTAAGCATTCTGTATTGACTCCATTGATGTTCCCATCTTATTTGCGTTATCTGACATATCTATTATTGCCATATCTGTTACTTCTGCAACTTTTTTTGTATCTCCACCTAAGCTTTGAAGCAAACTAGCACTAAAACTTGTAGCTGTGCTCATATAATCAACTGCAGATAATCCTGCCGTTTGATATGCTTTATTTGCATTCTCTATTACCACATTACTACTATCTTTAAATAGCGTTTCAATACCACCAACTTGTTGTTCTAATTCTCCGCGAGCGTTTAAACTTTCTACAGCTACTGCTCCAATTTTAGAAGAAATTTCTTTGATTGCACTACCAACAGCTTTTAAACCTCCAATAACTAAATCACCAATGACATTAGCTTTAAGAATATCTCCAAATTTTATTGCGCCTTCTCCAGCCTGACCAAAACTATTCTTCATTTCTTTTAATTCTTTGTTACTTTTGTCAGTTTCATTTTCCATTTTTACAAGCTGAGCTTCTGCATTATTTAATTGTGTTTTAAATGTCTTGACTTTTTCATTGTTAGAGCCATATTCTTTTTCTGCTTTTTCTAACGCTTCTCTTAAAGAATTAACTTTTTCTTTTTGTTGAACTAAAGTGGTATTCATATTATTGTAAGAACCCTTTGTTTCTTTTAGAGTCTTATCTCCAGAACTAAATTGAGTATTTGTTAATTTTAATTCACTTGAAACTAGTTTTAAATTTGATGTAATTTCTCTTAAAGCTTTTCTATATTCACTTTCTCCAGATAATTTAACTGTTCCACCAAAACCAGGCATTTTACGTCTCCTTTCTGAAAAAAAAGACTAATCATCGGGGAATAATTCCCCTCGATGATTTGCCTTTTCTTCTATTTCTCTATAGCTTACTTTTTTTAGTTGAAAATCATAATTATTCTTGTAATGTCCATATAAATCTAATATTTTTCTTAGAGTCATTCTTCCTACTTCTTTTTCAGAAAATCCCAACAAACAATGCCCTATAAATAAAAACCACGAGAAATCGATTATTACTTCCTCGTCCTCGTGGATTACTCGTTTTTTGGTTCATCATCCGTTTTGGTAGAATCTATTACTGTATTTTGTACATCTTTTGCGAGTTTTTCAACTCCAACATCTGTAATTATTCTACCAACTTGTTTTTTACTTAAAAACTCTCTTTTTACTTCTAGTCCTTCATTTTCTATATCTATTCCCTCATTTATCATTTCAGTTATTCCAAACTTTAGAGCTTTTACGTCTATTTCTTTTTCTTTACCATCTGTTAACTCGCCCCATTTCTCAAGAGAGCCATATTCTTCTTGTATTATTTCCATAACATTTAAGTTAAAAACAATTGGATATTCTATTCCATTTGCATTTATATGTTTTATTTTTTCTTGCATAGATTTTCCTCCAAATTTAAATTATTTTTTTGAATTTTTATTTTCTTTTTGAGTTTCTTGTTTTGTCTCTTCTTTATCAGGGTTAACTTCTTCTAAGTTATCTTTCTCGTTTTCAATTTCTTCCGTTTCTTTAGAGTTAACTTCTTCAATAATTTCTTCAACGTATGCTTTTATTTCTAAGAATCTCTTTTCATCTACTTCTAGTATATCGTTAAGCTTATAAACTCGATTAGTATATTTATCTCTAAATATATCAATAACTTTTACTTTTTTAAATTTATTATTTTCTTCCATAAAATCCTCCTATCCTATGCTGCTGGTGTTAGTAATCCATCTAAATATGTAATTGCTGCAGCTAAAGTATCAAATGTTTTTACTTTATGCCAATCTCCTACTTGTAGTCCGTTTATTGCTTTATTTAAAGCCATTACCTTACCCTCTAATGATACTGTGTTAAATTCGATAGATTCGCCTTTTGTTTTAGCATCAGCTGTTATTTTTGTTACTCTTATTCTTGGTAAAAATTCAACTTTGTATTTCTTTACTCCGTTTACAACTTTCGTTATAATGTGACCATATCCTATCTCTGGAGATGAATCTTCTTCGTTTTCTGTTATTTCTCCTTCGGTGATTACACACCCTTTTACTTCTGCATATGTAGCATCATCAACATCTGCTAAGGTAAGCGCTATGTCTCCTCCAGTGAAAGTGTTATCATATTCTGCTAATCCGTCATCAGCAAATAGTGAAACATCGCTTCTATTTTCGGTTAATTTTGCATCTATCATTTTACCTAAAACAGGGACTTTAGAATCTGTTAAAGCTTTGTACTTATTTGTTGTATGATCTATTTGATTATATTTTGCATTTCTTAAACCTATATTTGCCATTTATATCTTCCTTTCTTTACTGAATGTGCATGTTCTGTGATATAGCTTAGTGTCTGTTTCGTGAGACTCTGTGCTATCTTCTTCCCATGTCCATTCATTTTGTTTCATTATATTTTTTATTGAACTCATTACACTTAAATAATTGCTATCACTATAAATATCTATATCGACAGTAACTTTTGAATATTGAATGTCATCTTCATATGAAAACAACGGTTCTTCATCAATAATTGTCCATATTACGTATTTTTTTGAGCTACCCTTATACTTCAAATGAGCTACTGGTACATCTAAAACTAAAATTCTTTTTAATTCGCTTTCCATAATCTACTCCTTTGGCAAGAACTTTTCTTGTTCTACAAGCATTGCTTTTTCGATTTCTGTTTTCTTAAATGATTTTCTCATGAATGGTTGTTTAGCTACTGTAGATGTTCCTTTTTCA